CTTTGATTCACATTCATTCATTAACTGCATTAACAGTTTAGATTTTCCGTTACCCTTTAATGTTAATATATTCATTTTTCCATCACTCCTTCTGATCAAATATTTGTTTCATTACTGCATCAGTTTTAGCCATTGATTCATCAATATCTGTGTCACACATAAGTTGGAACAAATCTTCATAACATTTTGAGCACAAATAAACTGTATGAGTTACAACATTAAACCCTAACTCATGTTCAAATAAAATTCTTTTCATACATCTATCGTCCTCAAAATGCTTTCCACATTCAACACACGAACAAAATTTATCACTTTCTCTAAGTTCTGCTACATTGTCAATTTTCATAATTATACCACACCTCTCTATTCTTCTGAAATAATTTCCACCGCAGCTTCATAAAATCTGTTGTATAAAGTTGCATTAGTTTTAATAAGCTGAGATTTAGGAATGCCATGAGCATATTCATCCCAGTTAACGCCATTCTCTGTCATCTTAGTGTAGATTTTCCGATAAACAGACGTTCCACCTTTAGATTTATTTCCAATATGATTAGCATAGTTAGTAATCTTGATCTTCATTTCTTCCCAATCAGGCTGTGCGTTCTCTTTACGGAACTGTCGCAGAAGTTTTTCCAATGAATTAACTAACAGATCAGGATACTTGTCATAGCAAAGATCAATCGTTGGCACATTACCTCTCTCGCTAATATTATACTTCTCTTTGTATTCTTTTCGATCCTGTTCCCACACAATCCCATATGTGTTAGTAAGATACCTATATGCCTCTCTAAGAATATCTCTAGTAGTGGTTCCTAGTTCGTCAGATTCTTTTAGAATATCATCAATGATAGAGTAGACATTAGATTTCCATTCATTAAGTTTGTATTCTGCGATAACACTTTCCGTATCCACTACTGGAATATCTTTCGTAGGTTTACCAATCTGCTTATACAGTTCTTTCCGCTCAGCTTTCATTTCTTTAACAATATCTGCCAACTGATTAAATCCCTTGATAGTAACCTTATACAGGCGTTCGTTGTTTCTTTCCATCTGCTTCATAAGTTCTGTCTGCTCTGTAAGAAATCGTTCTACTGTCGTTACAGGAGTTCTTGTTCTTAAATTTCCATGACGATAAACTTTGATAACATCCCATACCCAGTCTATAAAGGCGTTTGCCTTCGGTTGCCTGCTCCATCTACAAATTTCCATCACACCACGTTCGTTATAGAGAACTACTTGCCTAGTCTTATTATCAAGGGTTACCAAATCGGTAACCTTTGATAATTTATCTAGCCTATCTTTGTGTGCTGTGTGAATTTTGCTAAGTGCGATTTTAGGATCACTGTATTCCAGTGCCTCTCCGATCTGCTTTCTTGTCATCCAAATCTCGTCCTCAGCACTATAAAAATCACACGCTATATCGTTAAATTTTTCCGTTTTAACTAACTGTAGGTTCATTCTTCATCTTCCTTTCTAAACTGTCTTATTTTTCTCTACACTCATTATTTTTGTATAACTGTATTCCGTAAACCAATAGAAATAAAATCAACATTTAATTCCAACTATTAGTGTGCCAATCCTAATAGAAACCTATTCTATTCCTATTAGCTCTCTATGTATTAACACCCTATCCTATTAACAATTCTATGTCTAGTTAGTTATTAGTTTGTGTATAATAAATTTGACAAAGAACCGACCTGCCAAATCGGTTCTCGTCAAATATTTCCGTAAAATAAAAAGAACCTTCCGTTCGGTTCTTTGCCAAAATTATTACATGAAATTAAATCAGTTGGTAAATGAGCATTCCGAAACCCACAATAACCCATAATGTCGTAATTACTTTCATAGGCTTCATAATAGCTTCTAATATTTCCTCTAATACGTCTATATATTTGCTTAAATATACCTTATTATGTTCACGATTAATTTTTCTTAGCGATAACCAAGCTAGGAAAATAATCACATATAACACAAAAGATATTCCGCAGAACTGTTCAAAGAAATGAACAACCTGTTCTAATTCCATACTTCATCATCCTCATCTTCATTATCATATAAATTTTCCACTGGTGCTGTCTGCTGAAACATATCCGTTGGAGATAAGTTTCTTGCTTCGCACATTGCACAAAAGACTTTTAATACCTTATCCCACTCATGCTCCTGAATCCACTGAAGGAATGGTTTCTTTCCACGTTTCTTAACATCAATCTGGTATTTGTATTGTAAGTTCTTATATAATTCATTCCACATAACAGAGAATTGTGTTCCTGTTACAGCAGCCAACTTCCTAATTCCAGCGTTCATCTTATTGCGATCATCCCACGTTAAAATTTCCGCTGCTAATAACTTGTTATCATTCTGCAACTTCTGGTTCTCTTCTTTAAGTTCTTTGTTCTGTGTTCGCAGATCAGTTACCATTGCAAGCTTGACATCTTCAGAGAATGATGGAAAATAGTGTTCAATAAACTGTGATTCTTTTCCAAAATCAACTGCACCGCCTGTCTTACGAATGTTTCTAAGATATTCTTTGATCTGCTTCTTCATCTGCTTGGCAATCGGTTTACGTGACTGCATACACACTTCATAAAGTCCATCTTCTGTGAGGAATAAAAATGGAATTTTAGTTTTTCCATTAGCGTCTAATTGACCTAAATTTTGAGTACCAACATTGTTGGTAGTTAAAATTTTAGTCTTAAATTTTTCCTCTTGATCAATTGTTTGTAACATTACATTAACATTATATTTTCCATCCCCAGTCTTTGCATAATCAATCCATTCTGCTACATCCCTAGCTAAGAATAATGGATCTTCAATGCTTCTATACAGATCAATTCTTCTGCCTAAAATTTCCGTTGTATCTACAAGCTGTACGCCTGTCTCGATCTGTTCTTGTTCTCTTCGTTCTTCCATCGTAATATAATCATTGATAAAAACATAATGTCTAACGCTCTCGGCAAGGCTTGAAGTTTCCATCAGTAAAGACAATCTGATTAAACATTTAAGAGTAAACACCTTAGCACCCTTATAACCGAATGAGATGTTTAATCCGTTCGGATACGTTACCATGATTCTTCCCTTCTGTTTTTCCGTTGCTGCGTCCTGACCGTCAATGATCTCCTGCACCGTCTTAACTTCCATTCCATCGTCTAAAAACTCTTTGCGATACTTTGTACACAGCCTCTTAACCTCGTCAACATCTCCGTCAAAGAATCGTGCTACCTGCTCCGTAGTAATATAATCTCGTCCAGGAAGCCACGGAATCGGTTTGATTGTTACCTGTTTCAAAAGATCCGTGTTCTGCACCAGATCATCTCTCTTTGCTTTGTCCAAAATTGGATCGCAAGGGATTTCCATTTCGTTTAGATTCATAATAAATTCCACCTTTCTTATGTAAAAATTGTATTAAAAAAGACACTCTGGAATTTTCCATAAGTGTCTTAGTTACCTATATTCATTTCTTATCTTCCGTTCCAAAGATCGGAAAAGAACTTATAAATTCCATACAGAATAGCAACAAATGCTATAACCATTAAAATTCCATAGCCACCACCTAAGATAGCTCCTAACATATATTCCAAACTATCCTCTGGAACGATAAATATAATTATTAATAATAAAACCAATGGCATAATTTTACTCTCCTTTGCTAAAAAATAGGCACTATTAAAAGTGCCTATTGACAATAAATTAATCGTTTTTATATATATTATTTATTATAATTTGGTCTATCAGTAACATTCAATACTTGAATAAGTGCATCTTGTAACACTTTAGAAACATTAATTCCAGAATGTTCTGCTTCATAATTTAACCAACTAGGTAATGCAACATTTCTTCTTACAGATTTTGTATCAATTTTTCTTCGATATTCTGTTGAATCAATATCAACCAATGAAATAATAGTTTCTCCTTCATCAAAAAATGTGCTTTTCGCAATATCGATATCTGTAATATTTGTTGGTTTAGGAATTTCCACCTCTCTATCTTCCATAGAAACACAAATTAATTCCATTGCGTCTCGTGCCATTTTAATAGCATCCGACATATCTTTTCCTTCCGTTAATACATTTAAATCTGGTGCCTCAATTAAATATTTTCCGTCATCGGTTTTTGTAAATAGTACAGGATATACTGCTTTCATATTTTCACCTCTATTCTTATATATGATTGCAAACAAGATTTTCCAAGGACAGGCTGTATTATAACAGCCCGTTCCTTCTTAGAATCTCTTTAGCAAGTCTTTCATCAACTTCCTTGTGACGTGGAACTGATTCAACTTTGTTTCCTTTGATGTAGATATCATGGTTACCGCCATGTCTGTCAAAGACAAATCCGCCTGCTTTGAGCTTCTTGATTAAATCTTTCTGCTTCATTGTATTGTCTCCTTTACTTACTTATATTATACACAATATCTACACACTGTCAATAATATTTTACACACTTTTTACACAATATTATTTTAATAAAATTGACATTTAATTAGTTAATAGATCCATCTGCATTGACTAATCTATTTTCCATTTCTGTATTGTTATCTGCGATATTCTGCAACACGTAAAACAGTGAATCATCTTCTTTGGCTAATTTTCCACCGCTTTCGGATAACATTTCCATATCGTCTTTGTAATCATCTGCAAACGTGTCATAGTCCATTCCTAAAGACATATTAAATAAAATGTTTGCGATTCTTTTTACTTCATTATTTTCCATAACTAATCACTCTCCTATTCCTTAATCTCGTTTGCAATGTCGTTTCTTGTGCCTCTAATAGAGCATCCTTCTGTATCATGTCTCATCAGGATCTCGTAAATCTGTTCTTCCTCTTCCTCTGTTAAGGAAAAGCCTTCCCAGTATCCATAATCATTCTCTCCGTGGCACATAACAATTCCGATAATTTCTTGTCTTATTTCTGTATTCATAATTTCCGCTCCTATTCTGTCATAAAACTTTTCTTTTAACTCAAAAAGCGGTATCTATATCAGACACCGCTTTATACTATTTATTCCATTGACTGTCTTAAAGTTTCAATATTTTCTAACACCTCATTTAATGTATCAATCAAATTAATATTCACTGGCAAAAGTACAATAGCGTACCCATTATCAATAATTTTACATGGTGCTTTATTACTCATAATTTCCAGTATAAACGTGTCATTCTGAATAACTTTTAAGGCATCCAACATGAAGTTAGGATTAAATCCAATCATAAAATCTTCTGTTAAAACATTGTTCTTTGCATCAAGAAAATCCATTGATGATTCCTTATCTTTATTTTCACAATAAGACACTAATTTATTTTCTTTGTTATGTAAAAGCATTGGAAATCTTGAACTTTTAACATGATTTACATTATACTTTGTAATTTCCATTAACTCTTTTGTTGTAAGCTCTACTGATCCAGTCGGTTCAATTCCTTTTAAAATTGCATCTACATCAAAATACTTTCCAGTAACCATCTCTACAAAGAAATAAAAATCATTTCCAACAAACTGTACATAATCTTCATTTGCTTCGATCTCAACATTATCTTTATTCCCTTTTAGGCAATTTTTAAGCATATCATATGCTTTTAACGGAATATTAATTTCCGTAAATATTGTATCTCCAAACATATATTCAGATAAATCTTTCTGTAGGAATCTATACCCATCTAACACTGTCATTGTCTTGTTTTCAACATTCAGGTTGAAACAGTTCATCATTGGCTTTGCATCTGACCGTTCTTTATTAAATAATGAAAGATTTTCCATCATTTCAAAAAGATCGTTTCCTGGAATAATAGCAACGTGTTGTAATTTTTTCAGTCCATTGTACGTTACGTTGACTTCTGATCCAATAATACTCTGTACCTTCTTATCGGCTTTTACAATAAGTTTTCCATCATGTCTATGAAAATCAAAAGTAAAATCTTTTGCTTTCAATTTTGATATCTGTTTTAATTTAGCAAATGGCACAACGAATTTTCCAACATCGTCACAAGCACTATCTTTTACGACAATCATTCGTGCATCTGCTGTATTTGCAATAAACACTACCACGTTTCCACCCATAGATACAATACAATCATCTGTTACGCTATTCTTAATTGTTTTTTCCAGTTTGTTTACCACGTCTTTAAAATCCTTTGCATTTAATGTAAATTTCATAATCTATATACCTCATATCTTTCTATTAAATCTGCATTTTATTATCCGACTAATTCTAAGTATCCAGCCTTCACAAGATCCTCTTTTTGTGATAATGGCTGCGGTACATACTGCATACCCTTTTCTCGATCGTAGTCGTAATACCATACACCGTATTCTTCAATCGGTTCCAATATATGGATCGCAAGACTAACTTCCATTACGTTTACCGCCTGAACGCAAGCGTTCTTCATATCTTCTAAACTACATAATGTGCTGTATTGTGGTTTTAATTTTTCCACAAAATCTTCAAAGTCTAATCTTTCATACTCTTCTCTGCTAACTTTCATTCGTTCTTACCTCGTTTCTTTCCATTAAAAAAGGAAGATACATTTCTGCATCTTCCTAGATTACTTTGTTCTTATTTAATTTTCCGCTAGTCTATACACCATTCAGGCGTTCCGTCAATATAGCAACCACAATCTCCGGCAAGAATAATTTCCGTTGGATTTAATGGTATATTATCCATTGTATATGTCTTAATATCCTTCGGACTAACATCATACTTCTTTGCTACAGCTTCTAAAAAATCATCAATCTGATATGTATTTTTATCATCCATCAAACCACTAATCATGAACTCTTCTTCATATAATTTTCCATTGACTTGTACGATATCTTTCCATGTAAAATGATGTTTCTTGAATTCATTTAAAGTGTCTTTGGCAAACGATTTTCCAAAGCATCCATCTTTGCAATCGCAACTACTACAATCTATATAAGAATGATGATTGCAAGTATTATTACATTTGTTTACGTCAATATCTAATCCGTGATCTGTTTTTGTAATTGCATGGTAATAATCTTTATATCTAAGCATATTTTCCACCATCCTTATTCACATTCTTTCTTTCCGATAAGCTGAATAATGCAACCAAAATCTCCAGCACGATATACTCTAATTTTGTCTGCCTTATAATCTGCCATCAATCCTACATCGTCATAGATTTTGAGCCATGCCCTGAATCCTGATGATGTTTCAAATTCCATCTCTAAGGTATAGTGATCTCCGATCTTTGCGTTCTCATCCACAATATAAGCATTATAT